AAACAACACCTGGCAAAACGGGCACAGCACCAAACAACTGCATATTATGTAACGATACATAAAATGTGTATTCGGGATTTGAGGACCCTGCCAACGTCTGGTACGGTAATAACTGCGTCAAGGCAATACTGCCGTATGAATAACCTGTTCCATCACCACCATTAGCAGTTGTGTTTATAAGCTCAAAAAAATCCCATGGGGATTGGTAAGGAATATTCAGCTCAACCATATTGGACTCACAAATATCTAAATTAACATGTGGTAAATTCGTTACCAAAGCTGGATAGTTGGATCTGCGAACTAAAACGCCATCCAATGCTTGTGTGTTATATTGCCAATTCAAACACACCAAAGATTGTTGAAAGGGTGTAGAAGCTATAACCAATGTAAATTTTATATCAGCTGAAAAACCCATACAACCATTAAGTCTATTCTGAGCAGAAACTGGCCAAAATGTCAATGGGTTGGTTATATCAGTCCTGAAAATGGATGCCCTAGAGGTGATCAAATCACCTGATCCTATCGATCGGGGGCGGGAAAAATAGTCCTTAATACTTTGATAATCGTCTTCAGGTAGTGCTGTTGACATGGTGTGCATGCCTTTGTTGACATCAACTGTAACGGCCGCATCTCCTAAAAAGTTGGTTATGCCAACGACATTATTTCCATTCATCTTCAAACTATCTATTTCTTCAACGTGAACTTGGTCACGCATCTCAGTGATAACATCACTATTTGTATCTATAATTTTTGTAGCAGGTTATTTGCTAGTACGGGTTAACCTAAAACCGTACTGGGGAACCACTTCTCTGATTCGATCTGAGTAGTAATCTATAAAGAAAGGGCGAGGCCTCCTGACCTACAATGGGGCTGTGATTCCAATCATTTTCCCCTATTACGTAGCGTATATACGCCTTAAAACCAGAAATCTATACGTGACTGCGTCTCCAACCTCCATGCATCTCTCGTTGTAAAGAGTGGCACTGCTTGCATATCAAACAGAGCTTTGATGACCATGGGGCTTTGCAGCTTCCATACATTTTCTGGATGCAATGACATCTCGCCAAGAGTGCCATTGAGTTTATCTATTAACTCGCTGTCAACCATCCTGTTATTTTTATACACATAGCTAGTGTACAAATAACTTGCACAATCTAATGGTGCGACCCAACCACCGGCCAAATAAGTGGGGTCCTTATAAAAGCTCCTTTTCAAGAACACGCACTCGGATAAAGCTTTATGGGGCACTAAAGTCCCATCCTTGGCTCCGGAAGTGTATGTTAAGCCAAATAGCTTTTCCATACAATCTGCCACAGTAACTTGATTAAAGACTTCAGATACTGCGTCAGACACACCATTAATGTTATCGTCCCCAAATGTTGCAAAATTGAAATTTGCATGGATGTTCTTGACATCACCTGTCAACGTGACATAACAACCCACTAAGGTAATTGCTGAATACAATGAGTTGACAATAGTGGTCAAAGGATGTCCACTAGGAAGTGATTTGTTCCATTGAACAACGACACTAAGCTTGTTTCCCTCCCCTGTCAAATGTCTTGAGTGGACGAGTTCTTGCCACAAAACACTCCTGATCCTCGCGTTGACTTCACCATCTGAATACCAATTGTTAATATGGTCCAGAATGGCGTTGTGGATCTGTGGTTGCTCGCTTGTATCAAACCGAGAATAATCACCGTCAAAGAACTTCGTCTTGCCACCCGATGACAAATGCTCAGCTAAAATCCACCAATCTGTGTACGGATTTATCCCTGGGCACATGCCTGAATGGGTGTGCGATGAAAAAAAAGGCTGCTATATAAGCGCCAAAATACATACGCACGGCAATAAGGTAATCGAGTGGTGAGGAAGCTATAACTCTTGAAGCAACAGCCTCCACTTTCCTCAATGGTCTCATCTCATCCTTCAAGAAATCAACACATAGATGTGACAATCGTTTCCCTTCACTTGCTGACGCAACGATGATATCCACGCGCTTCTTTAATGTTGTTGCTGCAGTAGATGCATAGGAAAAAGTGGTGCCAGAACCAAAGAAATCCATCTTCCCACGTGTATGCTTAAGCACGTATGGGTAACCAGCGGATGTGCTCCTGTTGATGGATTTAATCTTCATGCCCTCAACTCCCTCACAGGCTTGCTCAAAAGTGAATATATCCCGCGTCATCTCTAGGGTTCTCTCCCTGAGTTTTTGTGTTGCCAAATCCACATACAAAGGTAATAATGGCAAAGGCTTAACGTCTAAGGGTGACTGATAGTTCTTAAGTCCTTCTATCATGGGGTATTTCATCAAGCCGTCTTTTAAAACAGGCT